GGGTTGTCGACCGGGATCTTGGTCTTGGTTCCCGAGGCGTCGATCATCAACTGCGACGAGCCCATCAGCAGTTCGGCATCCGTCTCAATTTCCACTGGGACAACGAGGTATTTGGGCCGCACATTGATCGGCTTCTTGTCTTTGGCTTTATTTCCGGGCCCTGCTTTCTGTTTGCGGAACAGCGTCTTGGCCGTGGTCAGACTGTCTGGTCCGAACGCGGTTGCGGCACCTTCAATGTAGTTGTTGTTCCCCGCTGCAAAGAAGTTGCCGGGGTTGGAAAGAAACAGCGTAAAGAACAGATCATCGATCGATTCGGCACCACTGCGTCCCATCTGCCGAGGCAGATCCAGAAACGCATCGAGATCATCGTTCACGATGTCGCGACGATCGAGAATCAGCATCTGTCCGTAAGTGTCAGCCTTATTGCCGAATTTCTGTTCGTCGACCGTTCCATGCTTGAGCTCGCCGGTGGGGGAGACCTTCTCGAATCCACCGGTGCCCAGCAATCGATAGCGGCTCACTTCCTTGAAATCACTCACCGAACCGACCGCACAAAGTTGCAAGGCTGCAATCGGTGAGGCTTCATAAGCAGCCAGCATCGTCCGGTTCATCACGCTTTCCAGGATTCCTGGCAGCGCGATCGTGGAGAACCCGGCATTGATCACCGCACGTCCGTCTCCGAAAACACGGGGAACATCATGGCCTTCCAATCGGGCACATTCGGCCACCAGTTCCCGCAGGCCAATTTGCCGCAGCGGATGAGCGGCATCCAGAGTCTGTTCCCCAAACTCCTTAAGGCAGGCCTGTTCTGGAACCTTGGCGGACATCCAGACCGCAGCCTCTAGCACACGAGCAGACGGCACGGCGGGAGCACTGTGGATCGGTGGGGCTTTGGGGCGGGAAGCTCGCAACACTTCCAGTTCCGTGCGGTTGATGTCCCAACCTTCACGGACTGCCTGGGCTTCAATATCGGGATATTCACCCCCGCAGACCTTGGTAATCCCAGCGATCCGCTCCCGCTCCGCAGCCCATTTGGCACGCAATTCATCGATCGGGTCGAGCGGTGGAACGGGAGGCGATGTCGCTGCACCTTGTCCGGTAGCGGATATATCGGTTTCGGGAAGAGCCGTGTCGGCTTCTCCGGTTTCCCGTTCGAACATGGCCAGAAGACTGGTCGATTGCTCGTCAGTAAGTTGATCGACAGCGAAGCCTTTGGCTTGCAGCCAAGTTTCAAAATCCATTGTCTGGACCTTCTGTAAAGTGTTTTGAGAGTTCAAGGAATCTGCGGCAGAACTGCGGGCCGCGAGTAGCCGGGCGACGGTCTGGTCATCGGCTCCCAGTGCCACGAAGCTGACCTCGCGCAATGCAGACTGGCGGGCGACATACAACGGTCCCGAGAACTTGCGGCCGTTGACTTCGACCGCTTCCCCCTGATCCACAAACACCATCCGTTGCGAGAGGGCACCGATGGAGGCTTGCCAGGGGAAGCCGTTGTCGCCGGACGCGGTCACTTCTCGAGCATGTTCGTTGGATCCGGAGATCACGCCCGATAAGCGAATGGAACCCGCGTTGACCTCAATCTTGTCGGTGTGTCCCACGATGCGGGACGCATCATGATCCCGCAGAATGGGGCGACTCTTGGCAGAAACGCGGAGTCCTGAAAGGTCCACCACCACCGGATGCGCGAACCCAGCCAGGAGAAGTTTACCGCCGGTGTAAGCGGTCATCGTAAACTTGCGGAGTTGCTCCGCGCTGTCATCTGCCTCGGAAGCGGCTTCGAGCAACTGAAAATCGCTCGCCTCCTGGGCTTCCAGAATTCGGAAGCTGGTTGGGACCAGCCAAGGATCATTGGCTAGGGTCTGCTCATGCGGCATGCGTGACGCTCTCCTCATCGTGATTCATCGGTTCATCCTCGTTGTCTTCGTGGTCAGGGTGAGTGGTCTCGTCATGCAAGCCGAGTTCACTGAGTAACATGTGCTCTTTCGCCCGTTGCCGCAGTTGTGTTTCCCAGTCGAGTCCCATCCGGGCGTACTCATCCGCCAACGTGGTGGTGAACGAAGCCAGACGCACCGCCTGAGCGTTGGCCTCTTTCAGGGGATCGACGTGAGCAGTTCCATCCCACATCCATGTTCGCTGTGTCGGAGTGGGCCAAACATCTTTCGGCAGCAATCCAGGGACCATTGCGGCTTCTGCGAGCCACGCTTCCAGAATCCGATCCATGACCACCATTTCCAGGTGGGATTGCTCCACACGGATCGATTTGAAGTAGGTCTGATGATCCAGACGGCCCGAAGCGTAGTTGTGTCGTGAAGAATCTCCAGTGAGAATATTGACGGGCAGTTGCAGGCAACGCCCAATCTCGCCCAAGATTTCTCGTTTGAACTCTGCATAGGTGGTGGTCGGCTGTTGCGCCTGCAGTTGGCTCATTTTCCAACCACCTGGCATCGTCATCAGCATGCCCCGTTCGAGCGAAATCGAATCCATCGGCTCGACCGAATCCGCTTCCCCATTGGCGGGTGCGTCGGTGTAGAGAATTCCCCCTGGAAGTGCAGCGATTTCCGCGGCGGTGATGACTGCCAACGTGTAACGTCGGAGGTTGGCAAACAACGGCAACGCCGCTGTGATGTCCGGTATCCCTCTTGCCTGGCCTGGTCGATCGGTCCGGAAGTCGTGGATCATGGAAGCGGCCGGAATCCGATCGAACTTCAGCCGCAGTCTAGCCAGCAGATCACCAGGGTGCTGTCTGAGAACGTGGTATTCAAGCGGATTGCCGTATTCATCCAGTTTGATTCCGTCGACTTCGTTGTCGCGAAGGGTTCGCAGATCCGGTGACGTGACTTGTTCGGCTTCAACGAGTTTGAGATCGAGTTTGATGTCACCGGGGATCTTGGGGTTGTTCGTGAGAATCGCGAACGCTTCCCCATCCGCCACTCGGGACATCCGCATCGTGCGAAGTTTTTCAGCCAGACGAACCGCTCTGGACCAATTGGCGAATGCCTGTTCAATTTGGCGATTGGCTTCGGAGCTGGCTGTCAGCATTTGCAGACGGGGACCGGTTCCCACCACATCATTCGCCAATGTGAGCACCAACCCGCGTGCATAACTGTTGTTGGCAATCTCGTAGCGACACCGCATTCGCAAAGTCTTGCGGACCTCTGCACTGTTGGCCGCGTTGGCCGACAGATCATCCGCGTGTTGCCAATGCCTACGGTTCTCGTCCGTGATCGCAGCCGCGTCGTAACGGGCCCGGATCAGACGCAACGCTTGAAAGACAGAAGTCGCTGGTTCCCGTGCAGGGGAGGACAATTTTTGACGCAACCAGTTCAGCAATGTAAAACCACACAGAGCACGAAAAGAAGCGCTGGCTATTGAGCGCCAGGAGTGGACATTCGAGAAAGCCGCAGGCCACGATGCTTTTTCTTGATGGCCTCTTTCGAAGCAAGGTAACGGTCCGCTTCGATCTGATCTTTGAGAGAGTGTTGCTTCACACCACCGGCATCGCCATGCGCTTCAGCAGGACCAGAGGCGTTGTCACGGATGGCATCTTCGATGGGTTGATTGGACATGATGAGAGTCATTCCCCTCCACTCTTATTCATATGCAAAAAAGACGCAAATTCGCACGAAACTTGGGAAGATGTCGCCGAAATTTTGTTAAGGGTCATCGACGTTGAAGTTCGGACAGTTTGATTCGAGCAGACGCCTTGCGGAATGTGGTCGATGCATGCTCTGTTAAGGTCGCTCCCAGGATAGAACCTGCGACGGCACAGCCGACGATGCCATCGAACCAGTGATTATCCGGATGATTTGGTCGGGGTTTCCATTCATCGACAGTGCGACCACGCCCCTGAGTTCGGACGCGATATTCAGCGGTGAGATGCTCCGCAAACAATCGGTGCTGGTCGGATGTCCTGCCGAACAGTGTTAGTGCACCTTGATCTCCCGTGGCGACCGCGAGTCGACCGTGAATGAACGACTTCCAGAAATTGGTGTCGTAGGTCACATGCCGGACGACTCGCCGCCCCATCACATTAGGAATTCGCCAATTCAGGCCAATACGTTCACCAGGTTTTCGCTGGAATTGATTCATGGGAACACTGGAAGCCCCCACGAACCGTCCATGGCTCGGGAGCAACAACGCTGCGTGGGGCGACTGCCGGCAGAACTGGTAGACCACATCGGTCGATGATCCCCAGTTCGCGTCGATGAGACAGCGTTCGATTTTCATCATAGCACCATCCTCGCGTGGCCATTCATGATCGAGCAGTCGACCAGTCAGTGATTGGAGGCCAGAGTAGATCGCGCCCTCCAGCCCAGTGCCTGGAGCACTCGTAGACAGCATATTCGTGACATCTCGCAGCGTAAAATACCAACGGTGCGGATCAGGAAAGGCTCCGTAGTCAATGACCGAACCTGTGAATTCCTCTCCCCAGGCGGCGATCACATAGAACAGCAGTTTCTGCTGCACGTCGATGAACATCGTCAGGTGCTGGCAGCCAAGTGGGACACGTCCCTTGGGCAGCCCGTTCAGTTTGGCGGCGATCTGGTCGGCGGTCAGCTCATTCTCATCAACCTCCACTTCCGGTAGTGGCTCATTCTGATATTCCGCCCAAAAGGCCGCCTCATCCTGTAACTTCAGATTCATCGCATGCTGAATCGCCGACAACTCGTCATGGTTGAACCGCTCTGGCCAAGCAATTCTCGCTCCGGCATCCATTTGTTCCCGATGCTGCTTGTAAAATTCCGTTGCACCCTGACCGCCATCTTCATTGCGTAAACCTTCCGCACGGAGTTCAGCGTATCGATCCCACAGCTTGGTTTCGCTGGGAAACGCATCAACCATTTTGGTGCGTTCGCCTTGCCATTGCGGATGGTGATCCCGGTTCAGAATCCGGTCGGCCATGTCTCCGGGACGGATCACCGTGCAGGGCATGATGCCGGAGATCTTGTGTCCCGGGCCAGCCAGGCCGAGGACCGCCCCAGCCAGAATGCTCTCCCGTTGCTGACACTGCGAGACTGAACGTGCGGATTCATCCGTTTGCGGGTCATCCAGCACCACAAGGCTGGGCCGAACGCTTTTCCCGTCCGGCCGTTTGAATTTCATGCCCCGGATGCGACCCGTGATGCCAGCCACTTTGATCACCGCACCGCTCGCCAATGATCGACCATCTTCACGCACGAATGTTCCAAGCGACGCATCGTCCGACCAGCCATCGGGTTGCAGAGTGGGCAGAACAATGTACTTCGCGGTCCATCCAATATGCGTCCGTTCTCCCTGATACAGTTGTCCGTTGCAGCGGTTGGCGATCCCATCCAGAGCCTGAATCGGCTGGCAGACTTCAGGATAATCGATCAGTAGCAATTCATTGGCATCGAGTTCGGTCTTGATCGATTCGAGCATGTCCATGGCATGCCCTTCATCCGAACCGATCAGGCAGACAAACTCACGATGTCCGTTGAGCACCGCCCAGATGCAGGCGCATTCACAGATGGTCGTGTTGTGAGTGGGCACCATCTTGCGTCCGGCGAGATAGAGGTGAGATGGCGAATTCACCTGAATGCATTTTACTGGAACACTTGGAACAGGCTCGATTGATACGATCTGTCGATATCGCGTTCCTTGATTCGATTCTGCATTACAAAGTCGATCCTTCTTTCGCTGCAATCGAAAAACGGGAAGATCGAGTGGCGCGGTAAACAGGTATCGCAGGTACGGCCCAAAGCGGCGGTCGTTGCGAGTGACCCATTTCTCATGACATGTCCATTTGATACCGAGTCCGCTGAGCAGATCACCGACTGCGCGGCCTAACGAGTCGTCCTTCAATGTGATTTCACAACGTCCTCCAGAAGGGACTGTGCCATCGCTGTCCATCAGCCCCTGTAGTAGCGCCAGGCGTTGCCAAGGAGCGGACCTCAAGTAGTCATCGGGAATACTCTTCTCTTCGAGAATTCCAAGTTCACGTAGACGTACCATGAGCGATGAGCGTTTGCCCTTTCGTACAGCATCCCATCGATTCAGTGTCTGAATACAGGAGACCGTGGCCGTGGAGAGCCCCGACCAGTTGGCGGCCAGTTCGGTGGGGACTCCGCACTCAACGGCGGCGAATGACTGTTTCAATCGTCTCGTCTTATCACGCGTCGCCTTGTGCCCCTTTCCGACAACAACTGTGGCGACCTGTCCCTTTCGCGAACGGACAACTGCGTTTTCACCACAAGATTCCATCTGCTTTAGCAAAGATGAAAGATCGTCGTCATGAACGGTGATGCGATCCGAACAACGACTTCCGTCACCGAGCCAATATCCCAACACATACGGATGAATGGGAAGATTTTGTTCAGAACAGCGGAGGAGGCCAGCGACGGGCACGCGGTATCGACGCTCCTTGCGACTATTTGACGTAGGCAACTCGACTCGATCAATCATCTTTTTGGTGGAAATCACCAGTGGATTCTGCCGACTCCAGCGGTCCTCAACAGACCATAGGTGATCACCATCGCAGACGATAGATTCCCCATCACTGAATGTGACCCGATAGCAAAAGCGGTTGTACTGAATTGGCGTTGCGAACGTCACAAGGCAAGGTTGTCCCTTTTCATCAAACAAC